ACCAGAGGTAGAGGCAGTCCACACGCCAAAGTAGCCAAGACCACCCGCAGCGGCAGGCAGGCTGGTAAACGTAATGGATGCCGTGTTGGACTCCGAGCCAGCAGAGGCAGAGGTGAACACGATGGCTTGGCGTGCGTATGAGCCACCAGAGATTTCGTTCGCACCGTTCTGGGCGGGGTCGCCTGAGTGCAGGGAAAGGTAATAGGTGGTGCCTGGTACAAAGACACTAGAAAGTGCTGTGTTCTCTGATGCTACCGATAGACGTGCCATGATTGCTCCTTAAAGGACGGATTCGCCCTTGCTAATAGCGCCTTGAATTTCATCAAGTTGCTTACCGAGTTTTGTGTCGCCACGGAGAGTGGTGTTCGTTTCCACTTCCCATTTAGAGTCAGCGCGAGCTTCAAGCCGAGCTGCGCCCTTGACGGACTTGGGCTGTAATCCGTTCTTGCGTAGGCGCCGGTAGGCTTCCACGTCTTTGTGCATTACCGCAGTATCCTTCTCGATACGTGCGGCTTCTGAGCGGGTAGGCATTGCCGAAGAAGCAAAGCCAACTGATGCGACCTTGCACCCGAAGCAGTCGGGGATACAAAGTCCTATTCCGTGAGGGATTGCGGTCATGCTATACAAGCTCCATATCCAGCAGCCGTAAGCGCATTGGCTTCAGGCTGAGAAACCACTGTTGGTCCTAAGTACACTTTAGTAACGTAAGGGTTCTGAGATACGGTGGTCTTTACTTGCTCAAATGGGTATTTGGTGTAGTCAATGTAGTACGAGGTAGAGTACGGCGCAGACGGATCGTAGGGGTTGTACGGATACGGGATGTTCGTATTCGTGTTGGCAATAACGCCACCGCTGGGGTCAAGGCCATTGGGCGTGTCCTGTACAAACGTACCGTCGCTCAACGCAAAGACAGTGATGTACCGTTTGCGATTGGGGAAGTACCTAAACAAACGATTCCCCAGCCCACCTGCGAAGGGCAGGATGGGTGGGTTATCGTATGCAACTGGTGGGGTGAACGTCTGTAGCGTTGTCACCCAGGACTACTTTCGGCCTTGTGCCCCTAGGCGCAGAGCTGATTCAGTGTCCGTAAGTCCACGACCACCAGTGGTCTGAACTTCTGGGCGTGGCGCAGTAGCATTGCCGACAGGCTTGTTCACGCGGTCAACGCCCATCTGCATCTGCTCAAGCAGAGTCGTAGGGCGGAAGTCCATTACGAACCCCTCGCGTGGCGCATCAACGCTATAGGCAGGGTCAAAACGACTGGGCATTAGTGGTCCTCTCGAACTCGGAATGGCATGACTTCGGGCTGAATGGTTGCAGCCGCGTAGTCAATGTGGGTGATGCCAACAATGGTTGGTGCCTCTCCGCCGCCACGGTTGGTGTTCGATTCGATGCCACGGTTGGCTGGGCCAGACGTGGTCTGCGAAGTGACGTTGGGTGGGATTGAACCAGTGTCGACGGTGTTAGCAGCGGTTGAGCGAAGGAACTCTTCGCTTACCTGAGAGAATGAAGAGCGTGATTCCATTAGAGTCCTGTTCCTGGTGCGCTTTGAATGTGGCCACGCATAGCGGCACCTGCGTTTGGAGCGGCAACGACGCCGTGACCGTTAGGGGTCACTGAGCCACTGCCACCTTCAGCGTGGTTTTCCAGACCGCGAGAGTACCGACGAGGGGCACCGTCACCACCGCCCAATCCGAAGAATGAGCCAATGTCGTCTGCAACAGAAGCAACATCGTGACGAGCGCGGTCGAAACCACTGGCAATGCCGTGGCCTGCTGAAGCAACAGCGTGACGCCCGCGGTCAAATGCACCGGCAATTGCTTCGCCATCATCTTCCCAACCATCTTCTTCGACTGCGCTCCTGTACGCGGCGTAATTTTGGCCCTGCCCACCACGGCCCGGAAGGTCTGCGCCAACAACACCATTGGTGTCGCCCTTGACGGTAATGCCTTTATTTACGTATGTACGATACTGGTCCCAGGTCATGTCCCCAACTTCGGAGGGGCGGCTCATACCGGTTGAGCGCGGAGTAGTTCCTCCGTCGTATCCGGCAGGGACCTTTGCGGTGGGGTACGGTGGAAGGTCAGCGTTGATTTGAGCGCGAGTCGGTCCGGTGCTTTTCTTGCCTTTAGCCATTACTTCCACCTCGCATCGGTCATGTCGCAGTTCCCGCAGTAGCAGGGGTCTGAGGTTTCGCCCTTAACGGCTGATGCGTTGTTTGCCTTAGCAGCAGCAACGCGGTCAAACGAGCGACCTGGGATTTGTCCCGCAGAGTCAAGGCCACGAGTGAGGCCGAGGCCAGTAGGTACAGTCATTGGTACTCCTAGTTTTTAGGTAATTCTTCCGATGTGAATTGGTTGGAGATGGGGACGAGTACACCATTACGGTCAGTCAGTCGGCCACATACAAGACAGTGAATTTCATCAATCCCTGCCTGTACGTCGCGTGAACGACAGGCGGCGCAACTAAAAGGCCATGGCATACTCGTCCCCTACCCTAACTAGTTGATGACACCAGACGAGTTGATGTTCTCGCCAAGGTCAACAGCAGGAGTGAACGTTGAGGCTGCGTTCAGCGTGTAGCTGACGTCAGTGTCCAGCAACGAGGCCGACTCAATGCGGATGATTGATGCCTGACGGAAGATGCTGTACGCACCCAGCCAGTACCAACCCAGCGGCACGTAGCGGCGCAGGCGGTCGGTGATGGGACCAGGAACAACGTGTGGGAACGCGCCGTTTCCGTCAATCATCGAGTACGCCTTAGCAAGAGCCTGGCGACCGAGGATCATCGTACCGTAGACGTTAGGCGAACCAACGAAGTTGGAAACCGTAACCGTACCAGTCGTAACAGTACCCGTACCAGTCGTGGTGAACGTGCCAGCGCCGGTGTTAACCGAAGCGACAGTCACAACGCCAGTAACGGTAGCACTGCTTGACGAGAGGACAGCGCCGACCTGCGGAGCAGCACCCGTGTACGAACCGACACCCGTGACCGATGAGGTCTGAGCCGTGGTGATGGTGTAGGTACCAGCTGACGTGGTGCCACCTGAACCCTGGAAGATTGGAGCGCGAGGCGTTTCAATCCAACGGACACCTTCGAAGGCACCCAGTTCACCAGTCCAGATTTCACCTGGCTGAGCGTACACGTGTGGGGCACGCCAACCCTGGATGTTCGAGCCGGAGATGGACTCGCCCTGAAGGTCAGCAACGATGTCGGGGTGGACGTAACCAACGTACATACCGCCGAACGTAGGCACGTTCTGGGCACGCAGGCGGGCACGAGCAACACGGATGTCGAGAGCCGAGATGGTGTTGTTTGCCTTGGTGATACCAGCGCGGGTGGTCACAGAGGTCTGGAGCGACGTAGTGCCCAAGCCCGATGCGTACTGAACGTTGGTGCCCTGGTCAAGTGCGGAACGAGCAATCGTGTCCAACGAAACACCAGCGTTGTAACCAACCACGTTGGCAACTACTGGGTCAATGTCCACGAACGAGGTGCCACGCAGCTTGGCGGTGGTGAGTACGGCGTTACCGTATTCGGCCAAGGTCAGAGTTACCTGTGAGTCGGAGAGTGCAACGGTAGCCACGTCGCTGTTCTCGGACAGGGCCGAGGACGAGATGGGCAGGTCGTTAACAATCGTGAACGTTACTGAAGAACCAGGCATCGACTGTGCGGTGGGCTGGACGTCAGCAGCGGCGTCAAAGTACAGCTCAGGACGAAGGGCGAAGTACGCCAGTCGGTCGTATGCTGCCTTTGAGAAATCAAGCGTGCCTGAGCCGGTGTAGGCGTCAGTACCCGCTACGTTGCCAAATTCATTGGCCATGGTGGGTTCCTTTCAAGGAGATTGTGAAAGGCTTAGAACATACCCGTTGTGGTGACGCCGACCTTACGGCCTACTTCACCAGATGCGATTCGCATGACTTCTTCGACGCTTGAGGCGTTGGCCAAAGCAGCGTAGTACTCCTGAGTCGGGTCTGGTGTAGCACCAACCGAACCAATAGTCGCACCCTGCGCTCGACGCAATGCTTCGAGTTCGATGTCACTCGATGGTGTTGCCTGCTGAGCGGGAACATCCAAAATGCCGTACTCACGGGCCTTTTCGCGGATTGCGTCTAGGTCTGCTTCGCCACGGTACGCGTCACGGAAAAGATTTCCGAGAGGCGAGTCTGGGATTCCTGCCTTCGCCAGCAATACTTCACGCTTCTGATTCTCAAGTTCCTGGCGCATCTGCTCCAGTTCCTTACGAGCCTTTTCTGCTTCTCGCAGCTGCTTCCGAATATTCGGGTCTAGCGGCTGGTTCTGCGGCTCTTCATCAAATTCGTCATCGTATGCCATGCAATCGCTCCTTGCGGGTACGCACTTTGCCAGAGGTTAACAAAGCGGAAATTCGGTTAATGCACGCTGGTACGCACCAAGGTTGTGCAACCCTTGGCGGGTTAGGGACCAGCGCGCCTGCGGCCAGACAGGGCCAATCACCTATACAGATGGTACACCACGAGTGTATCTATGTTACGCTACTAGGTTCGCGCTGCGCCTAGCCCGATAACACCCTTGGCGCTCTCGGCGTAGCCACCACCCTTTTCAAACGGGGCAACCTTGGCTTGTTCGGCGCGGGCCACCTGTGTCTGGGCGGCAATTTGGTTCACCCCACCAAAGCCAGCGAGTTGCGCGGCGATAAGGGTCTGAGTGTTAACAGTTGGGTTGGTCTGGCCGGGCAGGTTTTGAGTCAGGGCAACATCACGAGCTGCGTTCTGAACACTTCCCTCAATCTGGCTAACGCCATATCCAAGACCCTGATTTCCTGTCGTACCGGCCAACTTAGCCATTTGAGCCAACTGGTTGTAGTTGTCCGAAGTAAGACCGCCGAGGCCAACACGCTGGGTGTAGTCCTGAATATCAGCATTTGCGATGGCACGTTGCATACCAGGCAAGCCTTGATTGCCTTGGCCCTTGGCGTTGGGCATAACACCAGTAATCATGTAGTTCATAATGTTGCCTTGCGTCAGGCCGTACTGGTTCTGGAGGATATTAATAACGTTCTGGTCAGCGTTTTGGTAAGCAGACCAGAAATCCTGAACGCGCTGCTGGTACTCAGATGCCGACACGTTGTTATTTAGCAACTGTCCAATCTGGGCGCCCGTTGGCATAGGCGCACCGTATTGGGTGGCCTCGTCTTGGATTCGAGCGGCGTAGGATTGGTACTGCCCTTCGGTCAAGCGAACATTGCCGGTTGAGGCGGCGTTCTTGTTGTACGAAGCCAGACCAGGGAACGCTGCGTTGTATGAGTCCTGAAACTGCTTTTGCCAGCCAGCCGTAGACTTACCGCCAACGGTGGGGGGTGGGGCAATGTTGCCACGGACAATCTCAAGAAGTTCGTCGGTGTTAGTCACTTGGTCGCCGTAGTTGGTAATGATTGCCAAAACCTTGTTGGCGTCTACGTTGCCAAGACCCCAGTTTTCAAGGTATTGCGAAACAACGCCATATGAACTTTCAACCTGTGAAGCGGTGGCCGCCCCAAGACCAGCTGTGGCCAATCCACCACCATTGATGCTTACGACAGCATTTGTAATTGGTGGCTTGTAAAACTCTGCGTAGTTGGCGAGGTTGCCACCCGTTGAGTCAAGCGCAGCCGTAACTGCCTTGTCAATGACCCCAGCATCCTTTGAGCCTGGCTGGTAGCCAGGGGTAAAGAACGTAGATACAAGTGCGTTGTACTGGGCTTCGTCAATCTGCCCAGCCGAACGTGCGTTACCA